AAGACTCCTTGAGTCCCTTGGTCAAATTGCCCAAGCGAAACCTGAGGTATTTGATCGAATCGACGCGGATGGAACGGTGGACTTCTTGGCTGATGCCTACGATGTCAGCTACCAGACTCTGACTCCGATGGAGCAGGTAAAACAGATCCGTGACGATCGTGCGGCTAAGCAAGATCAAGCGGGCGAAAGCGAGGGTATGAACCAGGATTCTGGTACAGCCCTCAATATGGCCAAGGCTTTACAAGCCGCAACTCAAGCTGGAGGTATGACTGATGGGGCTAAAGGACCTGCTGCAAAGGCGTGATCACGTCGCAAGCGCCTATCGAGCGGTATTTGAATCTCCGCAAGGTGAAATCGTGCTGGCCCACTTGGCTAAGCACGGTTTTGTTTTCGACTCGACCTTCGTTCAAGGTGATCCAACTGCGACAAGCCTGAACGAAGGCTCGCGAAGAATGGTGCTTAGTATCCTTCGGATGCTGAACACTGATTTCAATAAACTCCGACAAATGATGGAGGATACACAAAATGTTTAAGGCTCGATATGCATTCATGGATGAAATGGGCGGAGACGGTGGCGCCGGCGGCGCTGGCGGGGCTCCTGGCGGCGCTGGTGGGGCTCCTGCTGGTTCTGGTACTGGTGGAAGTATTGATTACTCCGCCCTCTCAGCGAACTTCAAACAAGCCCTCTCGTCCGACTACCAAAGTCACCCGGCGCTGAATGACATCAAGGACCTTAACGGTCTGGCGAAGTCGTACATCAGCGCGCAGCAGATGATCGGTGCTGACAAAATCGTTCTTCCGCGCACAGATGCTACGCAAGAAGAGTGGAACAACCTGTATACCAAGCTGGGCCGTCCAGAGGCTCCTGATGCCTACGAACTCGGCCAGGGCATCGAGTTCCCAGCAGGGTTTCCTCACGACGACAAGATTGACTCGTTCGTCAAGGGCTTGTTCCATGAGGCTGGGTTGAACCCGAACCAAGCTGCTACCCTCTACGAGGGGTTTACCAAGATGCAGATTGAGGAATTCACCAATGCTACAAACGCCCAGATGCAGTCTGTTCAGGCTGGACTGGACGGTCTCCGTAGTGAGTGGGGCGGCAAGTTCGATACCAACGTTGCAATGGCTCGTCAGGCTATCCACGCATTCGGAGGCGAGGACGTCAAAGCCCTACTCAACCAGAACGGCCTTGGGGACCATCCGCTCCTGATCAAGACCTTTGCAAACATCGGCGCTTCACTTGCTGAAGACCGTGCGTTCAATGAACGTTCTGGCGACGGTGGCTTCGTCCAATCGCAGGATCAGGCTCGTGTTGAGATCAGCAAGTTGCAGTCGGACGAGGGCTTCATGAAGGCTTACACCAATCGGGATCATCCGCAACACCAAGCCACCAAGGCTCGGATGGATGCTCTCTGGGGTAAGGCCTATCCTGGACCGCAGCAGTAATTTCCCCGCAACCCAGGGGTTTACATGATTGGACCCCTGGGGTATAATGGTTACATCGGGTAGCACTATGTGTCCGATTGGCCGTCTGGAAACAGACCACCCACGCAGGTGTAATCGCTAGAGGGGTCCGACATCGGGTAGCTCTTCGAAAATGTGAAGTATTCTTTCATTTTTTCAGGAGACAGATATGTCACTCCAAATTGATCTGGCGATGGTGAATGCCTATAAGGCAAACGTCACGCTGCTGGTTCAGCAGAAGGGCTCGCGTCTGCGTAGCGCAGTTCGCACTGAGTCCCAGAACGCTGAGTTCGAGTTCTACGATCGCATCGGTGCAACCGAAGCTCAAGAAATCACCGGCCGTCACCAAGACACGCCGCTGATGTCCACTCCGCACGATCGCCGTCGTGTGTCGCTGCGCGACTTCGACTGGGCCGACCTGATCGACCGTCAGGACAAGCTGAAAATGCTCATGGACCCCACGGGCCCGTACGCACAGAACGCTGTCTACGCCATGGGTCGCAAGATGGACGATCTGCTCATCGATGCCGCTCTCGGCACTGCGTACTCCGGCAAGACCGGCGCAACCAGCGTCGCCTTCCCCGCTGCCAACCAGATCGCCGTCAACTACGTCGAATCCGGTGGCGCATCCAACAGCAACCTGACCATCGGCAAGCTTCGTCGCACGAAGGAAATCTTCGATGCTTACGACAACGATCCCGATGAAGAGCGCTTCATGACCTGTACGGCCAACAGCTTGCACTCGCTGCTGCGCAATACGGAAGTCACGAACGCCGACTACAACTCGGTCAAGGCTCTGGTTGAGGGCAAGCTCGATACCTTCCTCGGGTTCACGTTCATCCGTACCCAACGCCTCCAGGTCGACGGTTCCGGCTATCGCCGCCACCTCGCGTGGATCAAGTCCGGTATGCTGCTCGCGGTCTCGCAAGAGCCGGGTGTCGACGTCGGTCCGCGCCGTGACAAGCGCAATTCGGTCCAGGTCTATGTGACTCTGGGTATCGGGGCAACCCGCATGGAAGAAGAGAAGGTCGTCGAGATCAAAGTCGACGAGTCCGTCCTCTAATCCGCATAGCCAAGGAGAACTTTCATGGCAACGTTCAGCTCCGTCGAATACACCGCCCAAACCGCGGTTCCTCCGACTCCGTTGGATCCGACTCAGGACAAGGGGCGTGTTCGCATCGCTCACTTTGATCTGACCGGTATCGTTTCGGGTTCCATCGGTGACGTCATCCAGTGCTGCAAACTGCCGGCCGGCAAAGTGCGCGTTCTGCGTTACTGCAACAAGCACGGTTCGTGGGCCGCTTCCTCGACCTTCTCGCTGGGCAACGCGGCGTACACCCGCTCGTCCGACAAGACTACGGTCGCGGCTTCGGCTACCTCGGTGGCTGCCGCGGTGACGATGAACAACTCCACTGACGTCGATGTTCTGGCCGGCGTGGTGTTCGATTCGACCACTGGTGTTCTCATTCAGGGTACGGTCGCAGGTGCGGCTGGTGGTACCCTCCCGTCCTCGCTCGGTTGGATCGAGTACGTTCAGGACTAAAGGTTGCAGTTGGGCCTTGGCCAGGATCTCCATTAGGGGGTTCTGGCTTTTTTGGGAGTAGTTATGGCTTCTTCGCAAATTGAGATTGTCAACTACGCCTTGGCTGAATTGGGGGCAGATCTCATCACCTCGATGAGCGACCCTGTAAAGGCCGCATCACTCGCCACTGCAATGTGGCCAATATGTACTGAGGCAGTTATGCGGGCCTATCCGTGGAACTGCCTTATTGATCGTGCGGACTTGACTCCAGACGCACAGGCACCGCTTGGCGATGACTGGAGTACTTCCTTCGCGCTGCCGCCTCTGTGTCTACGCGTACTCAGGACCGATATCACCGACGACGAGTATGTTGTGGAGGGCCGGAAGCTGCTGGCTAACACGAACACAGTGAAGATTAAATACCTGAAGAAGGTTACCGATGTAACCCTTTGGGACTCACTGTTCGTTCATGCAGTCACCGCTCGTATGGCACAAGCTCTAGCCTACCCATTGACTCAATCGCAATCCCTGAAGGATACCATGGGCGAAGCCTACAAGACTCGCGTGCGAGAAGCTCGTTCCATCGATGCTCAGGAAGGAAAGCTAGACACGCTACAAGCTGATGAGTGGCTGGAGTCGAGGGTATAGCATGGCACGAGCGTCTATAATTCAGACGAACTTCACCGCGGGTGAGCTATCTCCAAGGATGGCAGCCCGCGTTGACGTTTCAAAATACGCCAACGGTTGTTTCAAACTTGAGAACTTCGTAGTTCTTCCGCAGGGTGGAATCTCCCGGCGCACAGGCACGTATTACGTAAAACCTGCAAAGAACAGCAACAAACTGGCTCGCCTTATTCCGTTTAAGTTCTCTGTAACACAAGCTTATGCTATTGAGCTTGGTGACACGTATATGCGGTTCTTCAAGGACCACGGACAGATCATTACCTCAGGTGTTGCGGCGTGGGTAACAGCTACGGCCTATACTGTAGGGGATCTTGTCACGAATGGTGGTACCACGTACTACTGCATAACAGCCCACACGTCTTCTGCGGCTTTTGCCACAGACTCCGCTAAGTGGTATGCCCAGACTGGAACTATCTACGAGATTCCCAGTCCGTACACAGAGGCTCAGTTGCGCAAGGTGCGTTGGGCCCAGAGTACCGACACAGTATACATGGTGCATGGTTCTGTTCGCCCAAAGAAGTTGACGAGAACTACGCACACGCGTTGGACGTTGACGGATATGAATTTCGTCGACGGTCCGTACATGGACAACAACGCCACAGCAACTACTCTAACTCCGGCAGCAACTACCGGAAACGGGATCGTGGTGACTGCTTCCTCGATTGTGGGCATTAACGGCGGTCAGGGCTTCTTGATAACGGATATTGGTCGGGGCATTCGTATCAAGAACGGATCCACGTGGGGCTGGGGCAAGATCGTTGGACATTCCAGTACCACCTCGATTACGGTAGATATTATCAGCGCATTTGCAGCAACCTCCGCCATTAACCTGTGGGCACTCGGACTCTGGTCTGATACGACAGGTTGGCCACAGAGCGTGGGTTTCTACGAAGACCGCCTTTGGTTCGGAGGCACGACCAATGGCCCGCAGACCTTCTCTGCTTCGATTTCTGGGGCCTATGAGACCTTCTCGCCAACGCAGAAGGACGCTACTGTTATCGCAGACAGTGGCCTTGTGTACACGATTTCGACGGATGACGTAAACGACATCAAGTGGTTCTCTGCTGGTAAGGTCCTCTCTATCCTGACCGGTAGCGCAGAGTTCACTGTGTCTGCGTCTAACCTGAACGAGGCGATTACGCCTACTAACATCAAGGTCGTACGTGAAACTAATCGCGGATGTAATGACACTCGTCCGGCTCGGATTGATTCTTCGGTTCTGTTTGCGCAGGCTTCTGGTCGAAAGCTTCGCGAGTACGCTTACTCGTTCCAGACTGATCAGTTCCAAGCACCTGACATGACCGTCTTGTCTGAGCGTATTACGCGTTCAGGCATCGTGGACATGGATTACCAGCAAGAACCCTACAGCATAGTCTGGGTGATCTTGAACAACGGCCAATTGATTGCCTTGACCTATAATCGTGAGCAAGAAATCGTTGGTTGGCATCGGCACCCGCTTGGTGGTACAAATGCCAAGGCTATATCGATTTGTTGTATACCTGCACCTGACGGCACCTACAATGAAGTATGGCTTCTGGTTGAGCGTACTATCAACGGGGCTACAGTCAAGTCGCTGGAGTATCTGACACCTGAGGTTGAGTATGAGGTCTCGACGGATAAGGAGAAAGCGTTCTTCGTGGATTGTGGGCTTACCTACGAGGGCGCATCTACCTCTACAATCAGCGGGTTGAACCACCTCATTGGCGAGACGGTTTCTATCCTTGGCAACGGCGCTGTTCAACCTGATAAGGTCGTTAGCGGTGGTGGAACCATTACACTGGATTATCCAGTGACGAAGGCTTCAATAGGCCTTAAGTACAAGTCAGCGATGCTTTCAACCCGATGGGAAATTGGTGGCAACGAAGGTACGGCGCAAGGCAAGACCGGGCGTATTCATAATCTCGCTATCAGATTCCTGGACACCCTTGGCTGCAAGTACGGACCGTCTGCAAGCAAGCTTGAGGAACTACAGTTCCGTACACCTTCCATGCCTATGAACCAATCGCCCGATCTGTTTACGGGTGATAAGACGGTTTCATTCCCGGCGGACTACGGTACTGAGCGTCAAGTGTACCTGGAGACAGATCAACCGTATCCTTGCACAGTTCTTGGAGTTATGCCTGCGATGGTGGTTTATGGCTGAGACGATAGCTGAACCGTTCAACTCGAAACAGTTGATCTTGTATAAGCCGCGAGCAACAGACGTTTTTGATGGGGATCCAGTACTAGAGATAACAGGCATTGCTGAACTGTCCTCAGCTGTTACACTACTTGAGGCAGATACTGGCTATGTTGTGGCTGTTGGTGGAGTTCTTCCATTGTGGAAGGGCGTTGGTGATGTTTGGATGGTAGGCTCGGATCTTGTGCCGAAGTATCCAAGAGCCATTTATCGGTTAGCCAGAGCCATGCTACGAGAAGCCTCCAAGGGACTGACGCTGCGTCGGTTGCAGTGCACGGTTGATCCGCGGTACGAGGAGCACGTTAGATTTATCGAACGACTTGGTTTTACCTCTGAGGGCCTTATGCGTAAGTTCGGTCCCCATGGTGAAGATCACGTCAGATATGCGAAGGTGATATAATGGCATGGGTTACACTGGTTGTCGCGGCGGTTCAGGCTATTAGCTCTATTCAGCAAGCTAAGCAGGAGTCGAGTGCACTTAAGCAGAACGCCAAGATCCACGAGAACAATGCGAAGCTCTTTACTGCACAGGCGACTGAGCAGGAGCGGAAACATCGCATGCAGACTGATGCCATGCTTGCGCGTAACCGCGTGGGCGTGGCGAAATCCGGTGTTACTATGTCCGGTACGCCTTTACTTGTGGCAGAGGATATCACAGGCCAGAGTGAACTGGACGCGTTGACTATTCGCTACAATGGTGAGATGAAGGCTAGCAGTCAGCGCTATCAAGCGTCCGTAGCCAAGGCGCAGGCTAGCAACGTAAAGGCCGGCGGGTATATGTCGGCCGTCGGCTCTATCCTGGGCGGTGTTGCTGGTTACGCCAATGCAGGTGGATTCGCAGGCTCTACGGCAGGTTCTGGTCTAACTCAGAGTGGCTCTGCAAACCTGTCTTCAATGAACGGTGGATACGGTATTCGCGTCCCGAGTGACTACGGCTACAGGCCACAGGTGTAAAATGAAAATCGAAACCTACAACTCGAACGTACTGCCTGATGCGACTCCTCAGCCGACTGGTCCTATTGAGATGGGAAACAGTCGCGGTACGGCGGCTCTTGCTCAAGGTCTTGATCAGCTAGGTAGCGCGACCACTCGTCTTGCCGTTCGCCAGCAGGAAGAGGACGACCACCTTTGGTCCATGAATGCTATGACCGAGTTCAGGCAGCAGCATATGCGCCTGTTCGAGGACGCAAAGGACAACGCCCCAGACGGCGCCGACGGCTTTACGAAGGACCAGAACGACCAGTTCGAGTCCAACATGAAGCTGATGCTGGAGACGGCCCCGACTAAGCGTTCTCGTCAGCTGGCTGAGATGCAGGCTCGAGAATTTCAGCAGTCGTACTTTGCCCACTCTCTACAGTTTGAAAGTGCCGAACGCCAGCGCAATCGTTTCCAGCAGCATGTTGACGGAGCAAAGGCTGAGTCGAATGAGATTGACTTGGCGGCGTCTCCGCTTGATGCTTACTTGCAACTGGTGCCTGCTCGTTTGAAGTTGATTGCGGGCTCTGGTGGGGATCCTTCCGCACGCCAGAAGATTGCCGATGGTGTATCGAATCACTACTCCAAGACACTTGTGCTGGCGGATGCTCGTAGGGATCCTGCCGGCACACTCGCGAAGATTGATGACGGCACGTATTCCAAGCTGGTAGGCTGGAATCTCTACGGCGACCAGCTGGAGATGCTTCGTCGTGGGGTGGAGGCTCGTGTTAATCATCGGGATTCTGGTGAGTCGGCTGTTATTCGGGATGCTATCACTGAGTGGGTTGAGCGAGTCAAACGGGCCGAGTATGATCCCAATACTGGCAAGATGACTCCTCCGCCAGAATTCGCCTACGACGACGCTCGAGTTGAAAAAGCTCTCGGACCAGTGGCCTACAAGAACTGGAAAGAGAAGAAACAGGTTTTGCCTATTGTCATGGAGATCGGAGCAAGGATCCCTCTGATGGGCCCGAAAGAGATCTCCGAGACTCGAGCCAAGTTTAAGGCTGACGTGAACTCGGGCAAGGTCTCTGCCGAATTTGGCAATGCTGCCGAAAGCGCTCTTGATGATATCATCCGGAACGTTACTAAGGAGAGACGTGAGGATCCTGCAACCGCGGCCCAGCGGGCGGCTGCGGGGTTATTCGGGGAAACTTATACCAATGGCACTCACGCAGACCAATTGAGTGCGCGAGTGATGGTTCAAAAAGGGATCTTCGGACTGCAGGACCACGAGGTCCGTTTGCTTGGCAAAGAAGAGCTCAAAGACACTGTTCGCAAACTTAAGGACATGACTCCAGATGGAGTGCAGGCCTACTTGCGTGAACTTCCTGAGCAGATCAATCAATCTCTGAAGAACGCAAAGATTATTCAGGGCAAGCACGAAGCCTTCAATCCTGAGAAGATGTCTAGCTTGTATATGGCAGAATTGTTCCAGCAAGGCGGATTGAATAAAGAGTATCTGTGGACGAACTTCTCGTCGAATCAGCACTATGGGAATACTTTGCTTGCGGCCACTCGTGCGAAAGAAGCTGAACTGGCAAAAGCTCTTCCAAAGGAGCAGGTAGTTGACTTGAACAAGCAAATCGAGACCAACGAAACTCTGGGTCAGTTCACGCGCATTATCTCAGCCTCAGCTGGGCCAGAGGGTGCCGACTATATTGGCTCACTGCAATCCCTTGTTACCAAGGCTGCTATGATTGCCATGCAGGATCCGAATAAGCCGCAGATCAAGAATGTGGTGGATGCGATTGTCAAGGATGTGATCGACGACCAGATTTCGCTCAACGGTACCTACTACGTGCCGAAGCAAGATCCGCTTACTCACCGGCCCCTAGATCACAAAAAGATCGACGAGCAGCTGAAACTTGCTGGCGACAATTGGACCAAGGCTAACGGGGACCGATTTGTGCCTGTTATCCACACCAAGAAAACTGGACTTCAGGGCTCGCAGACACACACAGATGGTTCGTTGAACCCGCGAGATGGAACCTACGTGTGGCTGTCGAACTCTGACGGTTCAGGCGTTTACCGCGCCGTACGGCTTATGGGGTCTGCTCAGGGCGATCAGCCTGGAGCCTACGCTGCTGTGCTTGATGGAAATAAACAGCGCTATGAGGTCTTGTTTAAGGATCTGGAAATGGTGTCTGGTTATGCTAAGGCTCACGCCTCGGCTCCTCGTAGGATTTCTGCAGGCTCTATTAGGGGCAAGTAATGGGCGCGCTAGTTCTCCCAGTTCAACGTGACGTCGACGTAGAGACTCAGCAAGATCTGTTCTCTTCGATGAAGCCTACGCCCTGGCAGGCTATGGGTTCGTTCTCCGATTCTATGCGTGAGAACATCACCGGTGGTTTACTCAAACTCAAGGACCTGAATTCGGCTGATCGAGTACCTTTTGGTAGTCAGCGGGATTTCGTGGATTCGGAGACTCTGAACGCCAAGTATGGCCTTGAGGGCTTGGACTTCTCGAAACATGGTCCGCGTACAGACGCGCAAGCCAAGTACATGTACAACCGCAAGCTGGCCGAGATTGAGCGTAAGGATCGCCGTGAGCGGGCCACTGGTTGGGCCACGGCTGCTGGCGTTGGTCAGGACTTAGTTGCTGGTATGCTCGACCCTGTGGGCATGGGTGTGGGTTTCGCTATTGCTCCGGCCAAGTTCGTTCCAGGCCTGAAGGCACTTGTACCTGTTGCCGAGAATACTGCAGGCAAATTTCTTCCTCGGGCAGCTTCAGCCTTCGCAACCACCGGCTTCAACACAACTGTTGGTATGGCCGCGCTTGAACCCGCTAACTATTACGCTCACCAGCAAGAGGGTGCTGACTACACCATGGCGGACTCGCTTGTCAACATCGCTGTAGGTGGCGTGGCCGGCGGTCTGTTGCATTCAGGGGCTTTGGGGGCGTACAGGATTGGTCAGGTTACGAACAAGGGCTTGCACTGGGTGGGTGACCAGGTTCCAGAGGGCTGGTTTGGCAAGATCGCACCTGAGACTCACGAAAGAGCCTTTGATACGCGTCTCAAGCAAATCCTTGCTGGCGATGACACGGGTATCGAACCGATTATTCGCTCAGACCGAAACGTTCAGGCGGAGTCCAGGGTTGCCGCGTCTATTGACGAACAACTGAAGCGGACTCAGCCGACAAGTGAGCCTGATGTCAATGTTTTGGCCGCCGAACTGAAGGCCATTGCTCGCGAGATGGACCTTGAGGAGATTACGCTCAAGAGTTTGCCTGGACGCTCCAGCGAGCGATTCGATCAATTGAAGATGGATTTCGACGGTCGCATCGAGCAACTGGTCAAGGCCAAGCAGGTTAAACTCAAGACTACCTCAGATGGAGTAGAGCTTGACGGGCACGCTATTAAGTACGACTTAGAGGATATCACGCTCAACGGTGTGACTTTCCGCAAGGTTAGATCAGTTCCAGAGCACCTCACGGATTTCGATCAGGCCGTGGGCTACTTCAAGAATATGAGTGCTGAGGGCAATCCGTTCGAGCTATTCAGCGTCAATGACCATGTCATGGTAGGCGGCGTTGAGAAGCCAGCAGCATACGGAACAGTTATTATCGAGAAGGATGGCCGCATATGGGTCACTAAGCCGAAGGATGGTTTTGGCGGTTATCTGACGTCTTTTTCGAAAGGCCGACTTGATGGCGCGGAAGATGCCTATGCAACAGCTGTCCGTGAGACTTTCGAGGAAACAGGCCTCGTAGTCAAGGGCGTCGATTATCTGGGCGGCTTTGACCGTAGCACCTCGTTTACACACTACATGGTTGCTGAACGTGTGGATGGCTCGCCGCAAGCCTTTGGTCACGAGACTGAGGGTATGGAGCTGCTGTCTGTAAAGGAGCTGTATAAGCGTCTGACTTCTGAAGGTAATGCCAATGATGCGGCTGTCCTGGAAAAGGCTATCGCTTGGATCAACAAAAATCAGAAGTCCGACAGCAATATCTTCGTTCCGCACATTGCCAAGCTTTCTGAAGAGGATGCTGCAGCTCTGCTGACTCGCACCAAGAACCCGTATGCCGTGTCGACTGACATGACGGTGCCGGTGATTCATGCCGATCAGCTTGGGGATCAGATTTCCGGGCCTCTTGGTTCCAATGACGGTGGCATTTACCGCCTGTCTGATGGCACTCAGGTTTACGCAAAGTTCCCGTCCAACCCTGACCAGATCAGCACTGAGATTGCCGCTGGTTTGCTTTACAGCAAAGCCGGTCAGTTTGGTCAGGTTGGAACACCTCAACTTCGAGTGATCGTTCGTGATGGAAAACCGGTAGGAGTAGCTTCTGAGTGGATCGAGGGACTGAAGCCCATTAGTCCGGATGATCTGGCCGCGCGACTGTCTGATCCACGCCTATCTCCAGCCGAAGAAGAGCACATCCGCCAGATTGGTGGTTCGTGGATCTTTGATGCGTGGATAAACAACCACGACGTTTACGGAACAGGTCCCACTTGGAATATTTTCTCAGACGGCCACGGTAACTACATCAAGCTTGATTTTGGCGGCTCGATGGATTTCCGGGCGCAAGGCGGAACTAAGAATTTCGATTCCAACGTTTCTGAGATTGGCACGTTCCCTGAGCATGCTGGTAAAAACCTGATTGCTGCGACAGTTGATTCTCAGGCTGTTGGCGCTGAGATGGTTCTGCGCATGTCGCCTGAAGACATCAAGGGGGCGTTGACATCGGCTGGGTTTGAGGGGGACAAGCTGAACCGGTTGGTGAGTAAGCTCATCGCGCGCCAGGATTCGATTCGCAAGCAGTTCCCCGATATTGCCTATCACATCGACGGCATTTACAACAACGTAACACATGCAGGTTCTCTGAAACTTGCAGACCTGTGGCTTGAGCAAATGGCTAGTAAGCTTACACACAAGCTCACTAACGCTATGAAGGCCACGATCGATGCGTATAAGGGTTCCTGGGCCTACGACATAAATAAACAACTCTGGGACGGTGGGCCTGTGCAAGGTAAAGACCTCTCGTCGCTCAGGGAGCTGGACGAGGCTATGGCTCTGTCTGAAGGACTTTCCACCGAGACAGTGATGTGGCGCTGGCAAGACTCTTACAGCATGGGTCTTACGCCACTGAACGTTAAGTCCACGCTAGAAAAGACTGCCTACCTGTACAAGAGCTTCATGTCAGCCTCAACACATACAGATACCTCAATGGCCGGCCGTGACGTCCTTTGGAGACTTGAGGTAGAACCTGGGGTCAAGGGCATTCCGACAAAGGTGCTTAAGACGATACACGGAGATGAGCCGTTCGCTAGCGAGTATGAGTTCATCCTGCCGCGCGGTCAACTGCTTGTTATTGACGGCGTGGACAAGGTTGTGTCGTGGATTCATGGGTCCCCGCAAGAGCATTGGCAGGTTCGTGCTCGCGTTGTTAATCCAGCCAATCTGTCTAAGGATGCGGATTCGCTGATCCAGACACTGCATGCGTCTATGGCTGACAAGAAGGTCGAACCCACAGACATGTTTGGTGGTGATGTTGAGGCTCATATCAACAAGCTGGTGGACGACCTGTATCAGGCGCGCAAACCGCCTGAGGTCCCCACTCTGACCGAGTCCGTCGATGTGAAGACGCCGGCGATGCTTGCATTTGAGAAAGAGATCGCTGACATGCAGGCTGCGATCAAGGATCTAGATCTGGATGATCTGGCTCTTAAGGAGCTTGAGATGGCCGACGCCAAGATCAAGGACACGGACAGCTTCGTTGACGGATTAAAGCAGGCTTGGGCCTGCATGAAGGGGCTATAATGGGCAAGTCGTATATGGACTGCGTGGGCGTTATCCAGAAGGCTTCTGGAGACTATCTCACGACCAAGCAGGCAGAACAGATTCTGGCTGAGGTTGATAACATCGCCCAGATCAAGAAAGCTTCTGGCCAACTTGACGCTGTCAACGCCATGGTTATGGACGAGATTGACAACGCCACAAATGCCTTACGCGAAGCAGCTCTTATCGAGAAGCGTAACGCCTTGATCAACGTCAAGGTCAAGAAGCAAGTACTTGACTACGTCAACAAGTTCAAGGATCCAGGCGAGGGCATGATGGCCTTGCTTGGAGGTAAGCACACGCGCGTTGAAGGGGCTCTTGCCTCTATTGACGCTCAGGGTAAGGCCGTCGTGGATGGTATGCTTGGCAAGTTCATCAACTCCCTGGAGAAAGAGGGCTTGATGGAGTCCTTCTCCTCTGGTGCTTACGACCGCGAGATTGCCGTCGAATTGTGGAACCTGCCGCATGGCAAGCCTGGTATTACTGGCGTTGAGGAAGCGGCCAAGATTGCAGGTTTCGTGCATGACATGCAGAATACCCTTGTGCTTCGTCAAAACCGCGCAGGGGCTTTCATCAAACTGATGCCTGGGTACATCGTCCGTCAAGCCCACGACATGTTCAAGATTCGCAAGGCTGGCTTCGAGGAATGGTCGAAACTGGTAGCCCCTCTCCTTGATGAAAAAGCAACCTTTGGAAACAACATGGATCCGAAGGTCTTCCTGAAGGAAGCCTATGACGGGTTCACGTCAGGCATGCACTACAAGGCCAAAGCCGAGAATGCCGCTGATTCTGTAACCTACTTCCTTGGCTTCAAGGGTCCCAGCAACCTCGCCCAAAAGGTGTCGCAGGAGCGAGTTCTTCACTTCAAGGATGCTGAAGCCTGGTTGGCCTATAATGAGGCCTTTGGACATGAGTCGCTTCGTGAGGCAATCATCGGGGGTGTTGAGCACTCAGGACGTAATATTGCTCTTATGGAGAACCTGGGAACCAACCCCCTGAACATGATCGACCAGGTGCTGAAGGTTCTGCGATCTGCTCACAAGGATGATCCGAAGATCTTCGACATGCTCAAGGATCACAACATCCATAACCTGTACATGCAGCTGGACGGAACAGCTCGTATACCTGTCTACCACAAGGTCGCAGCTATTGGTGCCGGTATTCGCTCACTCCAGAACATGGCCAAACTGGGCGGTGCCGTTCTGTCTTCGATTACTGATATCCCGTTTCAAGCGGCTAACCTGCGCTTGAACGGCGTGAATATCATCGAGGCCTACACGAACGCGTTTACCAACATTCTTCGTGGTCGTGGCAGTGCCGAACAAAAAGAAATCGCGCGCCTTGTTGGTGTAGGCTTTGAGGGTTTGATTCGGGACATCTCGACTCGGTTCTCTGCTACTGATCAGTTACCAGGTACCATGGCCAAACTGCAGGCCAAGTACTTCAAACTCAACGGTATGAACTGGTGGAACGATTCGCACAAGACTGGCGTGTCGCTTATCCTGTCCAACCACATCGCAGAGCTTCGGAACACTCCTTTCGACAAGCTGCCAGGTCAGCTGAAACCCATTCTGAACCAATACGGTATCAAGGAAGCTGACTGGAAACTCGTTGGAGAGTTGTCCGAACAGCACCCAGATGGCCAATGGTACTTCACTCCTGACAAACTTCAGACTGTGAGTGAATCACGGCTAATTGAGGTCTATGGGTATGCAAAGGAGACTGATCCTTCCGTGACCTCTCGTGATATCCGGGGTATGAGGGATGACCTAGAAACCAAGTGGAGGACCTATTTCGTCGATCAAATTAACCATGCGATCCCTCACCCGGGCGCCGCTGAGCAAGCATTCAGCATCTTGGGTGGTGGAACACAGCCTGGTACCACTCTCGGCGAAGCTCTGCGGTTCATTGGCCAATTCAAGTCGTTCCCCATCACCGTGGTTCGCAAAGGACTGGCACCGCACCTGTACCAAAACGAAGGATCCCTTTGGAGCAACGTCGCCAAGGGCAAATCTGACTACGTAGGCCTTGTGCACCTGATGGTGGCTACCACGATCTTTGGCTATCTTGCAGGTGCGGCCAAGGATACGGCTCGGGGGCTGACTCCAAGGGATCCGCGCGATCCAAAGACTTGGGTTAAGGCTATGGCGCAAGGTGGCGGTCTGGGCCTCTACGGAGATTTCCTGTTCGGCGAATTCAACAAGTACGGCAATTCAGCATTGGCCTCGCTTATGGGTCCGACTTTCAGTAACTTCGAAGACCTGATGAAGATCTTCTCGCGTGCTAAGGAGGGCGACAAGGTTGCAGGCCAAATGATGCGCGTCGCTATCAACAATACGCCGTTTGCCAACCTGTTCTATACACGTATGTCGATGGACTACTTGTTCCTGTACCAGCTCCAGGAAAGTGTGAACCCGGGGTATCTTTCTAGGGTTGAACGTCGTATAATGAATGAAAATAAACAGCAGTTCTATATCCCGCCCACGCAGCAGATTCCTTATGGTGGTGGTGACAAGGTGCTAGAGGGTGTGCGATGACTGTAGAGACTACAACTGCTAGAAACATACGAGACGGTAACGGCGTTTCTGACACGTTTGTCTATGACTTCCTGGTCCTAGACTCTGCCCATCTTGAGGTGTATCAGCTGGTCGGTTCAACTCTGACGCTGATGACAGAGGGCTTGGATTACTCTGTTACAGGCGTCGGTAACGCGAGCGGCGGAACCGTAGTCTTCACCGTTGTTCCACCATCGGTTCCATCAGGAACTGGCAGTATTGTTCTTCGCCGCGCTGTGCCTATGACTCAAGGTACGCACTATGTGGCAAATGACGCCTTTCCAGAGTCCACGCATGAAGCTGCTCTGGATAAACTCACCATGCTTGTTCAGCAGGTCGTTGATGAAACCTCTCTCGCGGTAAAAGTTCCGATCAACTACACCGGCGATACCTCTGACCTTTTAACGCAGGTTCAGGAGGCCTTAACTGATGCTGAATTAGCGGCCTTCGCGGCCCAAACCGCTGAGACTGCAGCAGCTGCTTCCGCAGGGGCAGCTTCCGGATCAGCGGCCTCTGCTGCTCAATCCGCTATCGATGCTCAGGCAGCTGTTGGCGGGGTAAAGGTCACGACTACTGATACAACCCCTGGCGTTCTCGAGTCGAAGATTCTTGCAGGACTGGGTCTTACCTCTTCTATCCAAAATCCCACAGGTAATGCTACTGTGACATTTTCCTCCGTCGGCGCAACTATTCTGCTGGCGTCTAAACTAGGAGCATTGTAATGGCCGGCAACAACTCCCCGATCTTCCCGGGCACCATGCAGAACTACCGTGCACGGATCCAAAACTCCGACGGCACGACGGCAGTCACGCTTGTCACCGGGCCGACAAACGGAACGAAGGTCGAGTCCATCGCAGCAACCAGCGACGACACCGCTGCAGTCGTCGTCCAGTTGATTGCCACGGTCTCGGCTGTCGATCACGTCCTCGGCGAAGTAACCATCCCGATTGCCGCAGGCACGAACGGAACGACGAAGGCGGTCAATCTGCTGAACACGACCGACCTGCCGTGGCTGCGCTCCGACGAAGCGGGTCGCCCGTACCTGTACGTCGCCAGCGGCACGACGCTGAAAGTCAGACCCAAGACGACTGTCACCGCTGCGAAGTTCATCAACCTGTTCGCGCAGGCCGGAGACTTCTAATCGTGTTCGGCAGCATTGCTCACAAGCCATCGTTTGCGAAGTTGTTGAACATCAACATCACCGCCAACGTGCAGAACTTCAACATGAAGACTGCTGCGCTGGCTGCTGGGTGGAACGGGCGCACGCCGCTGAAGCTGACGGTGACGGTTGCCCCCGGTGTGTATGTCGGATCGTCATCGACTGGCAGCTTCGCCTTCGATACGGGTGTCGGTTTTCCGCTCGGCACAAAGCTGGCCGTGGTTAATAACGGAAACATACTAGCCACCGGAGGCGGCGGAGGTGGCGCCGGTTGGTATACCTACGCAAATCCGCGAACCGGATCTAGTGGAGGAGGTGCTGGAACGGCGTTTCGCGCACAATACCCGATCACAGTAACCAATGCCGGAATAATTGGTGGCGGTGGCGGCGGTGGTGGTGGTGGCGGCGCTGTCGGTGCCGCTACTGACGGCGAAGGCGGGGTTTGGGGTGCCGGTGGCGGTGGCGGTGGCGGTGGACAAGGCAACTCTGGCGGTGGTGGTGCTGGCGGCGGCAGTAGTTCTGATAGTTCCAGTTTTTATGGTGGCGGCGGCGGAACCGGAACAAACACAACCGCAGGTGGTGGTGGCGGCGGCGGAAGTGCTGGCGGTGGTGCGTATAGCGGTCCTTATGGGTATGGCGGTTCAGGTGGTAATGGCGGAGTTCTTGGCTCTGCCGGCGACGGCGGGGGCAGTTCCTACATAACAGGCGGCTACGGCGGAACCACAACGGGCGGCGGGGGAGTGGGCGCTGCCGGCGCTTGCACATCAGGCAACGCAAACATTACATGGGCTGTGACTGGCACCCGCCACGGCGCACTTAACTAAGAGGAAATCATGGAATACAAAATCACTGGATTCAACCCATATACCGGCTCGGCGCTGGTTAATTTCTTCACTGCCGAATTCCCGGAAGGGCTGACCTACAACGTGGATATTCCTGTCGAGAATGGTAGCTACATTTCCGGCGACGCGCTGCGCTCGCACATCATGGCCTTCGCGCCTTATGGCCAGATCGCCAGAATTGTGGAGCTGCGCGACAACCCGCCTGATGTGAGCGGAATTCCGACCGGCGACATCATTGTGCCGCCTGAGCCACTTGACCCCGTGCTGGACGCTACGCTGCCGGAGGCAATCGCCTATGCCGAGAAGGCGATCGACAAGGGTGCATCTGCTGCACGGTCGCGCTTTATCTCGTCTGGCGTTGGTCAGGATGCCGTCTATGTGGTGAAGGGCGAGCAAGCGCAGGCGTATGCCGCCGCCGGTTTTACCGGGGCCGTTCCAGCCTACGTCGCTGCCGAGGCGGCGGCGACGGGAGTGACGGCACAAGCTGCGGCAGAGACAATCCTTGGCTTGCGTGACGCATGGAACGGAGCTGTCGGGCCCGCCATCGAACAGCAGCGAATTGGTGGGAAAAAATTAGTACGAGAGTCGGCGACGGTCGAGGCAGTTGATTCCTCCATGCGCGCCGCGCTTGTGGCACTTGAGGCGATTCGCCCGTGAAACAGGTCTTGATCGCTCTCGACCAACTGGCGAACACGCTGGTTGGCGGCTACGCCGACGAGACGATTAGCGCCCGGGCGCACCGCAAGGGGTGGAAGCGACGCGAGGCTTTCATCAATTGGTTGTTTCGCGATCAGAACCATTGTAAATCGTCTTACGACAGTGAAGTTCTCCGCGAGCAACTGCCGAACGAATACAGGAGGGGAGTACACGATGCTTGAGGGACTGAAGGTAGACGGCTCCAAGCCCGCGACGTTAAACGACGTCGAGGAGCTGTTTGCTTTGCATGAACTGCGCGAGCAGGAGATGTTCGACAAGATCATGTCAGCGTTTCCTAATGGTGACACGGTTGGCCACTGCGACTATCATCAGAGCAAGATTGAGGCGGCTAAGGCTGAGAAAGAGTTCTGGGATACTGCCAAGAAGTCGGTTATCACGAACGGCGTCAATGGCGCTTTCTCTTTAGTCAAGATCATCTTGACCCTTGCCGCGCTCGGGCTCCTTGCCAAGTACGGTATCGTGCTTCCGTTCCTGGAGCATAACAAGTGAGAAAGACTCTTCGCCAGACTCAGAGTGAGTTCGCAGCCCTTGTTCCACGGTTGATAGATCGTGCGATAGAACTCGGGTTTGAAGTCACTTTAGGGGATGCATTCAGAGATCCTCGCGTTCCCTACGGCCACTTGCTTTCGGCACATAAGAAGCGGCTGGCGATTGACTTGAACTTGTTCCGCAACGGCGAATTCCTTGAAACTACCGAAGCTCACAAGGATCTCGGCGAGTGGTGGAAGCAACAGCATCCTTTGGCTCGCTGGGGTGGGGACTTCCGTGATGGCAATCATTACTCATTCGAATGGGAAGGCATAAAATGAATCCGCTAATTCTTGGTAGCGTCCTGGAGCTAGGTAAGACCTTACTTGAGCGGTTCTTCCCTGATGAAGAAGAGCGCCGCAAGGCCGAGGCAGACTTCATCAAGTCCGCGATGGACGGTGAGCTGAAACAGGTTATCGCACAACTCGAGATCAACGCACGCGAAGCCCAACACCCTTCAGTTTGGGTTGCTGGCTGGCGTCCGGCGTTCGGTTGGTTCGGTGCCGTGGGCTTTCTGTACGCCACTATCATTCAACCTGTTATGGTTTGGTACGGCTCAAGCAAGGGCTGGCCGATGCCTCCGGATATCAACGCCGATCTTCTGTGGGTGGTGATCACCGGCATGCTCGGCATTGGTGGTCTTCGTACGTTTGAAAAAGTTCAGCGAGTTTCCAAGTGACGCAGAAGCATGTCAAGGGGATACAGGCCTTCACGGATGAGGGGGCTGCACATGTCCACTCACCTCTGCCCTTGTCGGTGCACGGGTATGTGTGGAACCCTAACACCTTGTCCTGGGAACCTGAGGAGCAAGCTACCGGGGGTAGTGCTTCTTCGCCTGTGCGTATGCTATTTGAAGAGGCTAGTGCAACAGTCTCTTACAAGGGAGAGGCTGCTCCTGGAACTGCGACCAGTTCGCCTGCCTGGCGTATCCAAAGGATTACGACTAGCGGCGCGTTGATCTCTATTCAATGGGCTGGCTCAGGTGCTTTTTCGCAGGTCTGGGATGATCGGTCTTCCCTAACATATTTGTAAAAGGAGTAGAACATGGCAAAAGGAAACAAGACCTGCAATGACTTTGTGAAGTTCATTGCCCACGCCACGGCGATGCCCAGCTACGGGGCAAACCTCGAGATGCACATGCACACAGGCGATCCAGGTGACGCAGGTACTGGTGCGACAAACGAGTGCGTGTACACAGGTTACGCCCCTGTATTAATCTCGCGTGACGTTGCTGGCTTCACTATCTGTGATGCAGATGGTACGCCAAACGCTAACGGGCGCGCCTTCAAGACTGCCGCCGAGACAACCTTTGGAGAGTGCACGGGTGTGTCTGATGATGAGCTGGTTACGTTCATCTCGCTCACGGCGCCAGGTGACGATCAGATCCTGTACAAAGGTGCTTTGCCTGTGGGCATTCGCGTAACTTACCTGCATACGCCGCGCGTACCGGCTGGCGCTGGCATCTTTAAGGAGCGTTAATCATGTCGAACGGGATCATCCAAGTTCCACCAGATTCCACTGGCAGCAAGTTGCAGACGCGTAGCTATGTACGCGGGGCCAATACTGTCCATTCGCAGGGCGTTCATTTCGATGGGCTGCCGTCCTATCGTCTGATGATCCCGGCTATCGTTCCCGCAGCGAACAAGTACCACCTCGTCTTGCGGAATAGCCTGGGATCGGCGCAAACGGTATTTCTGAACGGCCTGTACTGCGTTCCTGACGGCGTCGCTGCGGTGACTGGCGTCATCAACCAGTTCAACGCACGTCGTGTCACTGGCACCCCAACACTGACGGCAGTAACCCCTCTGGCATACAACAGTGCTGACCCAGCCTTGGCCAACGTGGTTGCAGGCCACACCGCCACGGCCGGCCTGACCGATGGCGGAATCATCACGCCGTTTGTGGTGAGTTCCGAGGAAAACACCGCCGTTCCGACCAACACGAATATGCAGCTGCCGTTCCTCGCCAACCTGCTCGGCCCGATGTACCAGCATGGCCGCCCGTGGGCACTGCGGCCAGATGAAGGCTTTGCCGTCAAGCAGATTGGCTCTGGTACGGTCGGCACAGTATCGTGGATTCTCGATTTCTCGGTTGAGGCCGACTAATGCCCTACGCCGCCCTCGCCCCGCTGCATTGGTATGGTCCCGCCATGGCCTCGATCGTGGTGGAGGCCGAACCAGAGGCTCCTTCACTAGATGTTCGTTGTGATGCGCGCATACCGGATACCGTGGTGGATGGGGGCGGTGTTGAGCCTCAGCTGCATGCGACTCTGCTTGTGGGTAATGGCTTCTCTATTGAGGCTGTATCAGAGGTAGAGTTTGCGCCTATGCGCGGGTCAGTGCGGATGGATATCTCTATTGACGTCGGTGCACAACCCTCTGTGCAGGAGATTGTCGCAGGTATTCTCGATGCACTGGCCTTGTCCTACAACAAGCCAAATACCATCGGAGCGAAGATCAACGCTAGCGGTGCTGGTGGTGATCCGTGGGCTGACGCTCGAGCCCTAACTCTCAGTAAGTTTATTGCCCTGAAATGAAACCCAAAGAAGCCCTTGTAATCGCCCGTGAGTGGCATAACCCGACCGTTCATGTGTGGGTCTCTGATGAGACGCTAGGGGTGAGCATTCCCATCGATGACTATCTGATAGCGATGGCCATGGAACTCGGCGATCCCACCCTTCTGGAAAAGATAAAGGCCGCTCACTTGCGTGTAGCGGCCTCTGCGAAGAAGTACGTCGCGCGCGTTATTTAATCCACTCGCGCCACTCATCTCCCATAACAAGGGCTGATATATGTTTCTTCTGAAGCAACGCCTTGATGATCTTTTCGTCGATGGTTTTACGGGCGATTAGGTCAATGTACGTCACCTTAGAAACCTGTCCGATGCGATGGGCTCGATCTTCAGACTGAGTCCTGTGTTCCAGGTTATGGTTATTCGAGTAATAGATAACGTACGGGCTTGCTGTAAGTGTGAGGCCATATCGTCCAGTGCTTGGGTTCCCAACGAAGAAACGGCATGTTGGATCATTCTGGAAGCGATCAACTGCAACTCGTCTGGCTTCATCTGAAGTCCCTCCATAGAAGTGAACCACCGAGGTCGTCCCATACTCCTCTTTGAGTTTGAGAACTATCTCCTCGATGTTAGGCACGTACGTCGCCCAGATGATTACCTTACCGGTTATGCTTTCAAGGGCTTCCATGAGAGCAGTCAAACGGTTATTGGGAATACGGATAATGTCGCCGTCATCGGTCTTTACGTGGCCGCACACGATCTGGTGTAGACGGAGCGACTGCTCAAGAACCAACTCAGCTGTAATAACCTCTGTGCTTGACAGGAACGAAACGCATTGTTCCTTCATCTGCTTATAGATCTTGATCTGCTCAGGCGTGAGCTCAACGTCATAGGACTGATACACCTTTGGCGGCAGATCGAGGCACTCGTCTTTTGTAACGCGATACGAGAACCCCTTCAGCCTGTTCTGCAACTCGTCCAGTCGCTGGTACCCGACGATGTTCATGAACGAACGACCGTTCTGAAGCTTCATCTCCTTCATGATGCAGTAACGATTCCGGAACGCATAGAAGCTACTGAGTCCAAGCATCTGCGGCCCAAGGAACATGCACTGCGCGTAGAGGTCGGTTGGAGCCTTTGGAACCGCGTCGCCAGTCATGATACGTCTATGAGAAGCGTACTTGCCGATCTTGATGGCATTCTTAGTTCGGTTAGCGCCCATATTCTTGATCATGGTGGATTCATCCACACCCACAAGCAACCGATCTTTGTGGGCCTTGGCGAAGTCTTCGCAGAACTTTACCCCACTAGCATACGCCAGCGATTCCACGTTAGCACAGACCCAGCGTAACCCTTTGAACTTCGCCAGATCCTTCCAATCCTTCTGAAGTTCAGGGCGAGCGGCAGACTTCCAGTAGGACACCCTACAAGGGACGTCGTCTGGTAGATGTTTGGGCAGTTCGATGTCTACCCAGTTCATGTATACGCCTTTTGGTGCCAGTAGAAGCACCGCGTCGATCTTTCCTTGCAGGTACAGATTCACTGCTGTGTCAATGAAGACCTTGGTCTTGCCGGTACCCATATCCATGAGCAGGCCGTAGTTGGCCATGTTCAATGAAAGCTTGAGAGCAGTCTCTTGATGGGCGTACGGTTTGAGCTTATACTTAAGCTCGGGTGTTTGATGGGTTATCATACCTATGGACCTCCTAATTTCCCGAGTTCTATCGTTGCGCTAGATGTATAGGATTTCACCAAAGATCAAAGGCATTTTGACTTTGGGCATCCATTATATACAAGTTCTCCTTGGCTCGTGTAGCAGCCACGTAGAACACGCGGATCTCGTCATCGGGATCTTGTTGAAATTGCTCGAACGATTTGTAGCTCATATCGGACAGCACTACTACGTTTTCACACTCACCACCTTTGGAACCGTGTATCGTCGACAACCGGATACGTGGCTCCTTCGTCAGACTCTCTCCACGACGGAGAGCAGCCACGAAGTAGTCCCGAACATCTTGACCGAGGCGTTTGAAGGCCTCATGCCAGATCGGATATTCTTTCGCTGGATCGAACCCAGGCACAAACTTGCGAATGGCTGTAATATCGTCAGCAGTCAACGTCTCACCTTTGCGCCAGTGCTCGAACAACTTGATGGCCTTGACCGTGTCATGTTGCAAAGGGGACTTCTTGCTGGCATATGCGTAGCCTGATTCTTCGCAGATGGCTTCAAAGGGATTCAGGAGATATGCGTTGCGGGCCAGTATCAGCCAGTCACCCGAAGACAGATCAATATCGTCAGGTCCCGATACAAAGTGTACTGCTCCCTCACGTTCAGCTGGCTTAAACGACTTAGGCCGGCGAGCACCGCAGTGGCGAATAACCCGTTCAGCTTGGGCATGCACAGCCTTTGGAAGGCGATAGCTCTGCTGCAGTTGCTGGACAGAACCTGGGCAATTGATGAACGAGTCAGGGTCTGCCCCCGCCCACCGGAAGATCGCTTGGTCGTCATCACCTGCAATATAGACCACTTCAGAATTGGCGATCAGTCGGTTAACCACTGCCCATTGCAACTTGCTGAGATCTTGCGCCTCGTCAACGAAGAGCACCTTGAACTTTGGCAACTCGCGTTCTGTCAACAAGATGCTGAGCATATCATTGAAGTCGATCAGCGAGTACGAGGTCTTGTAGGTATCGACAGCCTTACAAAGGCGCTCAAACTCTTCGAATGAGTAATCTTCCTGCGACAGGCGATACTGTTCCTTGCAGTCAATCATCCGCACGCGCATGAGACCTTCATTAAACAACATACGGTCACCAATGAGCGCACCAGACAGTTGCATACCGTCGTCTAGAACGACGTAGCCTGAATACTCTAGGCCCAACGCTTCGCAGATCTCAGAGTATTGATCGCGCTTAATCAAGTCACCTGTCGACAGGCCGAGTCGCTTGAACGCCAGCGAGTGCAGTGTGCGGAACCAGGGTAACTGTTCCTTCTTGTAGTCAAAGCGGGTCATGGCCCGAGTGATGGCCTCAGTAGCAGCCTTGACTGTGAATGAGATGTATCCTATCTGATCAGGCTGGATGCCCTTCTTCAGAAAGAATTCCAGATAGTCCAGCAACTTGGTCGTCTTGCCTGTTCCAGGCGGACCAACTACAACGGTAACATTGCTCAAAAGACCTCTCCTTTGCTAAGCGTTCTCGGTATGGCCAGTTCAGGATTCAGAGCAAACTCTGGTATAGACCAGTAGTTTACGCCCTTACCCTTCAGATTCGAAAAATGGTGCTGCGCACCAAGATCATTCTTCAAATATGAAGTAATCTCGTGCAGTCCCATCTTGAACTTATGCCGCTCCAAGAACGAAGTCAAACCAGAAACCGTAAAGAAGTGCTGTCCTCCATCAGTGAAAGGCTTGCCCATGCGAATCTCTTCCTTAGCCATGGCCTGCGCTCTCTGAGTACAATACTTCTCTATAAGCTCATTCAATTGCCCGCGTGGTGTCGCATCCTGCGGAGCCTCAATAACAGTGATGCTTTCCAAAAGGGACTGCACCATCGCGGTCCATGCCTTCTGATTCATCTGAGCAGGCATGCTGTTGAGCGAGTCCATACACCGCCTTTGGAATCGAATCTGCTGTTGCAGATCTTCCGTAGTCAGTTCCAAACGGCCACCACCCTCGATGTCAGCAAACCAAATGGGCGGTGACGACGCGTACTTGGTAAGGCCCGTCATAACAGGCATACCAGAGTGGTCACCGACGCCAAACTTGCGACCTCGACAAACAGCAGAATTACAGTGGTGCGTTAGAGGAACTTGTGTGCAGGTGTACTGATAATCCCGCTTCTTCAGCGACTTGATGATCTCCTTAATCTCGCTGCTTCCCAAAGGTGGATCCATGTACTTGATGTTGTACTGTTCCACTGTTGGCTCCCAACTATCTGGGAAAGCCTTCTTTGCGTATACGCCGAGATTATATAGCCCGTTGTTCCTAGTACCTTCAGGAAAGGATTGGGTGATCAGTAGCTGTAAGCACGGAGGACCATCACTGATTGCAGCCTTTACTTCTGCTTGGTACGCTTCGAGTTCGTCCGGCCCGACACGCTTGAGGTTTGCCGTTTCGATGAACTCACCAAGATCCATAGGTGTACCATCTGGTCGGATTCCATGGCGTCCGCCCGACATACCACCAAAATATGGCATGTTGATCCAGGAGCCAATGTCACCACGCTCCGGTAGTACCTCAGTCTGTTTGGGAAATACTTCTGATCGGCCGTATCCCAATGCTGCCGCCATGTCTCGAAGTTTTCTCTGAACCAGTCCTGCAGCGGTAGGTTCAGTAAGGAAGACCCAGGCGTGCAGACCTCCAGATTTTGTTGTTGTGGGAACCAACGGCATTCTAAGGCGGTCAATTCTGGTAGCAAGCTCTGCATGATTGATGCTGTAGTCGTCAATGTCGATGGCTCCGAAGAGCACGGTTGAATCGTCTTTGATGGGAACGATTCCAATTGCTTGCCTTCCCAATACGTGTTGGTTCCAGACATCGCGTGTTACCTCCTTACGAACGATAGATACTTTGCCGGTTTTCTTCTGATCCCTTGATCGGGATCCGTTTATTTCGAACGTACCATAAGACCTTTCGAGGCCGTCGAATAGCCTCATAAGGTCGTCTACGAACTGGTCCATGTCCCCTCCCCGATAAAGAAACGAAAAGCCCGCACTTGCGCACGGGCCCTAGGAACACGCGATCAGAATGTGTCGTGTTCTTCTGCTTCTTCAACCGGGGGAGCAGCCTTCACAGAGCCAGAACGAACACTCTCAGCGAACTTCTTCGCAACAGCGTAGACTTCAGGACTGTTCACGAGTTCCTTGAACTGAACATTCCAGTTGTAGAAATCGCCCTTGTTATTCGATTCGGCAATCGAAGTAACATGGTAGACCTGAGCAAACATCGGCGGGTTGAACATGCCGCTGGGGCCTTGAACCTGGAGCGAGGACAGCATGCTGTTCCACTTGCGAGCCTTCTTCAAGCCAGTACGCGTCATGGAGATGATACCAAACTCATGGCCGCCATTAGGACGCAGCACCATGACGTAGTAGTAGAACGTCAGTACAATCAGGTTGCCGTTGTCCTTGCGAACGTCCATACCGATTTCGTTACGCTCGCAGACCTGGAGAATACGGTCGTCTTCGTGGCTGGCGACAAAGCCACCGCCAGAGTCACGTGGCGTCCACTCGACGTAGGCCTTTTGGAAGGCGCACGGCAACAGCGTCAGACCTTCTTCGCCGGAGAACAGCTCGGTTGTGACTGTGTTGAAGAAGTCACCTTCCTCAGCGCCGTCGATTCGGTTGGGACTGGACTTCTTGACTTGCGGGCTGAGGGCCTGGAGCAGCGAGAAGTACGGCAACGCCATGTCAGCAACAGACATCTTCTCACGACCGATGTTGGCATCGGCCATCATCATGCTGGTATCAACGTTCGTCGTCAGAGCAGTGGTCTGGGCGGCGGGTGCAACTGCAGTTTTCTTGGAGGTCATGTTGGTTCCTTACTTAATGATGGCACGTTGGCCGATGTATGCCTTGAACAGCTCAACCGGGAATTGAACACCCGATTCAACCTGCTCACGAATGAAGGCGCTGAGGGTCTGCGGATGCACGTGCTTCTTGTGGCGGTACGGAAGGTTCAGTTCCACCAGGCGATTCTCAAACGTCTCAGCGTCAGCGTCTTCGTTTTTGCCGAAGGCCACAGTGAAATCGTTCTTGATCAGATCGTCATGCCCGTGCTCCTTGAGCCAGCCGAACGCGCCCTCACGATTATCATCCCCGATAGAGCCGGAGTAGAACTTCTTGATCGTGATGCGCGTGCCATTGACCAGCTTGAACTCGGACAGACCGCACTGCTGCATCAAGGTGGGGAGCTCTTCCTCCTGTACCTTCTTCAGCTTGCCGGTCACTTCTTCGAGTTGATCGCTGAGCTGACGAATAGTTCGCTCAAGGTCCATCTGACGTTCAGCCAGAGATGCTACTGCAGTCAAGGCTTCAGGACTGGGCGCGGCTGAGGCGTCTGCCTGCATTTCTTGGAACAGGTTGGTCATAACAACTCCTTTTCGGTGAGTAAGAAAGCGATTAAGCGAGCACCGATACTCAAGAAATCGCGATGAAAAACTATGAGCTTATTATATCACGGTAAAAACCCTTTGTAAATTCGCAGGGTAATTATTCCGAGACCAAATTAGCCAATAGGCTGTTGTAATCGAAGGGCTTGCAGGTGGTGAATATGTGCTTCCATGTACCATCCGACTGGCAGCGATAGGCTACGATAGCATTTTCAGTACGGCCGATTACAAAGGCTCTTCCGCCCGCACGAGCACGCTTCACGTGCCAGGAATATTGGGCGGGGCGAAGCCAAATAGTCCCCAGTGGCGTTTCAATCGGGATGACGGTTGTCCTGGCCTTATGGCCGATAACCTTATACTCCATCCAGAACTCGCAACCTTCGAAGACAGCATTGCAGTCTGCCACGCCTGAGCTGACACTGGACTCAATGCGATCAAGCAGGACTCGGCCGTCCCAGCGCACGTTCAACAGTGAGTGGATCGATTTTTCGTTCATTTCAGTATCTCCAGTTCTCGCTTCATCCGTTCGCCGTTAGCTGTTCCGCAGTTCTCGGAAACCCATTCGATAGCTTGATCCAGCTTGGCCTCAAGCTCCTTGATCTGCCTTACAATACCCGGTGGCGCTTCTCGCAATGACAATGTGGTGTCGTCGCTCACCTCCCCGAATCTTGCGGGGTGGAAGAATGTAGCTACTACCTCGTAGTCTCCATCCCCGCTCTCTCGTGCAATCTGCACAATGCCTCTTTCTGCCTCAGCATCGTGGATACAATGTGAGTCGTCGAAGTGGTGGCGCTGTCCGTACTGATCAATTACTTCAAGCATCATTCTTCTCCTAGTGCTTGTACAAGGACGGCTCGGTCTGGTACTCATCCAGCATGACAGACCAGACCTTGTAGTAGGCGTCATGTAACCGCGGATCGCTGACCGAATCCTTGAAGTTGGTATACTCCATGTTACGAATAACTTGCAACAGGACTAGCATAACCTCGCCGCGCGAAATGATTACGCGATAGGGGTAATCCCGGTTCGGGGTATGGACGATCTGAGAGTCTTCGACTAGCGCATGAAGATCCTCGCGCTTACGAGCACGCACCAGTAGCATGTTGGGCATCTCTTTGACGGCCACGATAGACAGAAACGCATTATTTAGGCAAATCCACATTTGGCACCTCCTTAAATGATTTAGCGAACAACATCATCTCAACATACAGATCGAGAATGGATTCAGCGTACTTCACGAGCGTCATCCCAAAGGGTGTGAAATAGGCACCTTTGGAACGACGATAATAGATCGCTTGCTGGAAGTAGTTCTCCACCAGCTGCGACCGGTACACAATCATGGACTGAGTTACTCCCAGACTTGCTGCAGCCTGGTGCGTACCGCCTGTCTTGTACAAAGCAAGGACCACGCGCAAATCCATGATATCAAGCTCGTCGAGCTTGTGCGTCTTTACACCTCTTGGCATAGTTCAGTTTCTCCCCAGCTAGGACCGAGTTCCGCGTCAACCCGAAGAGGAACTTCAAGCTTTACGCAGTTCACCAGTATTTCAGAAATCTCTTTCGCATGGGCCACGTCTCGAACAGGACAGTCCACCTCGTCGTGAACCGTGTTGTAGATAACATGGCCCGCATCATGCAGGTTAACCAAGGCCTGCTTAATCATGTCCGCAGACGAGCCTTGGATAATTGCGTTCAAGGCTTTGTGGGCGAACTCTCCCCCAGGAAAATGCCTACGTCTGCCCATAATAGTTTTAACCCAGCCGCGCCGTTTAGCGAGACGCATTGCCTCATTACCAAGAAGTTTAACGTAGGGGACAGCCTCATGATATGCCGTGAGAACCGGCTGGGACTGGTCAACTGACATACCCAAGTTGGCCGCCAGTTTGTGTACTCCCATGCCGTATGCCATTCCAAGATTAAGCGTTTTAGCAACCTTTCTTCCAATGGGCGTACTGGTAATTTCCTCTGCCATATCAGCAACCATCTGATGATAGTCACTCTTAGGATCAGCAAGATAACGTGCCCGTGCTTCAGCTGCCCCTCTGTATCCGCGTAAGTAGCCATAATGTACTGTCACCCTCGGTTCTTGTTGAGAATAATCGAACACTCCAAACTGCATTCCATCATCAGGAACAAATATCCCTCGGATGATAGGCGCGAGGATCGGATTTCGCGCAGGTACCTGCTGCATATTTGGCTTACTTGACGCCAATCGTCCTGATCGAGTTCCGCCATCATCTTGCCTAGTTTGCTTGAACAATGGGTGTAGTCTTCCCTTATGAGAGAATCCAACGATTTTGGTTTTAATGAAAACATTAGCGCTCCGATCCAGTTTTCTGACGGTTGTTATATCTTGTGCCAGTTGTGTGTTCTGAGATTCAAGCCACTCTGCAGTAAAGCTCGGATTACCCTTTTCTGTACGTATAAAGGGCAACCCGCGTGATTCAAATGCACTGGCCAAACTCTTGCCAGACCACACATCAGTTGGAAAGCCAACCAGCTGGTCGATTCGTTTCTGTGCGTCACGTTGTTCTTGCCCAAGACGTACCATAGCCTGCTCAGCCTTATCGTACGATATTGGTATTCCTCGCAGTCGTACAGCGAGCAGTACGTCCACAAGCCGCGACTCCAGATCGAACACATGACGAAGTTCCTCTTTCGTAAGAATAGGCAGTTGTTTGAGGAAGACTTGTAAGGCCCCTTCAGCATCAAACTCTGCATACGGTCCAACATATCGAGCAGGCAGTCGCCAAAGGTTCTTCTTGACTTGCTTGTCGGTTGTCCAACCTTTCGCCGCTGCTGCACGTCGTAACTCGGCCTCATCCTTACCGCAACCCAGGTACTTAATGCAGATAGTATCCAACGATAGGCTCTCGCTGTTTTCATCAATCAATGCCTCCGCAATTTGAATATCATATTTTGGCCCGTTAACAGTAATGCCTTCGGCCCAAAGCCACTCAAGGTCGTAACCTATGTTCGCGCCAACCTTCGGCTCATTGCCAGCGAGTTCGCGCTTCAAATACCGAATAACAACATCCTTTGGTAGATTATCCCCGCCCTCGTGCGCAAAGGGGTAATACGCCTTGAACCCAGAAGTAGCTATAGAGACGCCGACTACGTAGCCGTCGCCTCGAATAGCTCCAGGCCCCATCACCTCAAGGTTCGGATCATTGGTCTCGCAGTCGATAGCGATGTAGTCCGCACCCTTCAGTGACGGGTATCTGCCGGATGGCCTCCAATCAGACACAGGCGTCGAATCCCGGGTTGATCTCGATTGTACGACCAGGTGTGCGTAGCCACAGATCAATGGCGGCTTGATCGTACAGCGAGCTGGCGACGATACGCTTGCAAGAGGTGTTCATCAGCAACTTCATGCAATGAATGCATGGACTGGCCGTCACATACGCCGTATCGATCTGGTATACATCGCGGCACTGAAGGAGCGCATTTTGTTCCGCGTGAATTGCTTCGCATGCATGAAGATCCTGGCCGCTCTTAGCGCAAGCCCCTGCACAAGCATTCGGAAAGCCCACGTCGCTAAACATATCCTCCTTGTTACAGTGAGGTAGTCCCGACGCAACGCCATTGTAGCCAGTAGACAGCACGTGTTTACGGCTATCAACAAGCACGCAGCCAACAGCACGCCGCAGGCAAGTAGCACGAGTAGAAACAAGTCTTGCCATTGCGCTAAAGTAATGATCATGTGTGGGCCTCATTGTTGTGTCTCCTCAAGCCAACCTTCAAAAGGCACTTTGCGTTCAGCCGCCACCCAAAGGTGGTCGACCAGGTGCTCAGGCGATTCGAACTCTCGCGGGTTGAAATCCTTCACCTTGATTGTGCTGGTGATGCCATCAAGCAGATTCGTCGCGGCCTGCCATTCAGTCTCGTAGAGATGCTGGCTTGCGGCGTAGAAGTGCAGGTCGCCGAGTGCGATGTTCTCAAACGCCGGCTTTGCTCGACGCAGGATCAACAGCAGATACGCGCTGATCATGGAGAAGTTGAACCAGTCGTAGGGTACACCCAGCCAGGCATCAGACGAGCGCATGTTAACGAAGCAGTGCAGGAATCCATCACGGATCATCCACTGCATGGCCACAGTACACGGGACGTCACGACTAGGCATGGGAGACTCTCGCCACACAGTAAGCACGGACTGCCGCGAGTACTCGTCCTTCAATAGTGACTGCACGATATACGGCAGTTGCATAAGCACCTTTGGCCCGTACGCGCCGAAGAACTGGTAGCCATCGTCAGAGAAGTCACTGATGGCCTTGGAGAACGGAGAGATGGTCGAGACCTTGTTGTCGCCTGACAGAATCCACGCAGCCTCAGCAGCCATGAACCGATAGCCCAAACGCCGCTCACGAATAGTGACAATCGGGTTGTCCATTGGTACTAGTGTCTTCCAACCCAACAACTCGCGAGTACTCTTACCCCTAGGGGCTACAACTGGAGCATCTAGCAGGTCGGCCAGAAGACTGAGCCAAACAACGTTTGCTTTCATATAGTTCTCCCATATGCGCGAACTCGAAGGAGATCGCAACCAAGATCGCACTCAAGAGTACGACCACTGTTCCGTACCAGATCATATAGCGGATCTGTGACGGTCCTAGCGTCATTGAGGTACGTCATCGTTAGCACCTTATGCGCTTTACCCGGGATCATCCGCATCTTATCCATACCCCCGTTGTCGTCCATCCACTTGTAGAAGATATCAGACCCGAGAACATACGGCTTGATTTCAAACGCAGGTACGATCCTGTTCAACTCAGCTGGGGACTCGGTATAGCAGGTCATCATGATCTCATGCTCTGGAATACCCAGCTTCTCCAGAATCTGAGTGAAGTGCAGGCTGGCCCCTCCATAGTCAACAAAGGGATACCAGTCATCACGTTCAGCATGATTCTTACCGCCGACGAAGATGTACTTCGCAGGACTGATGTGACCGGTAATGTTATAGCACTCCGGTTCCAAGATCCAGGGTAGCTGCTCCTCTTGCCACTCCTGTTGATCCTGGATAAGCACAGCCGCAAAATCCTTTGTAAAGTCCAGATCCTTCTTTGCAAGCTGCACACAGTAGCGCCGAACATGTGGCCAGTCTTTCACCTTATCCCACAGCTTGTGGTATTCGACGCAGACCGGCGAGATATCCGAATACATCTCCTCACGCGTCTTCTTCAGGTCCTCATACTCATTCAAGTGGTCACGCAAATTCTCGGGAAGACAAACCACCTCAAGTGCGGCATGCTTGAGAATCAATCGCTCAAAGAAGCGATAGGCCAGTGGCCAGGTGCTACCACCGCGATATGCTGCGGCATAGCAGATCTCGCTCATCCAAAGGCGGTCAATTACAACAAATCGCGTTTTGGACAGCTTGATAGCGCGGTGGAGCAAGGCCAACTGGTACGTGAACATCTTGTCGGTGAACCGATACGTGGCATGCATATACACGCCATCGGTCTGGCGAACAATCTCCTTTGCAAGGGTTGTTTTGCCAGCGCCGTCAGGGCCGTCAAGAATGATCAGTCCACGCATCACACAAGATCCTTCAGAGTAGGTGGAACCCAGCCCGTTGGCTTGACCACGTCAAACGACGTGCCACGCTTGGAGTCACCAGAAGAAGCCGCCCGCGTCTTGGCCATATTGGCCTGCTGTACGCGACGCCACGCTTCATGGAAGCGCTGTCCAAAGGGACTGTTTGTGTGGAACCCGCAGAAGCGAACCGTGCCCATAAGAACATAGAGCAGGTCCACCAGACCGTCGAGCGTCTCTTCAAGACGAACGGAGCTGGGAGCATTCTCGCGAATGTCTTCGTCGATCTTGACGAACTTCATGTCCTTCTCTTCGTCGACTTCAAGCACGAAGTCGTTGGCCGCAGCGATCTCAGCCAGTTCTTCCAGCATGAAGTTCAGACGAAACGCCAGCATCTCGTCACTGGGAACAGCTGGTACAGCAGGCTCAAGCGCGTCCAAACCGAACTTGGAGTGGAAGGAACCTACGTCAGCGACAAAACGATCTTCAACCATTGAAATTCTCCTTGATGAAAGTAGTCCATGCTTCGGACGAGGAATTGCATGGATCCATGATGCGATCCACTGGAACAGCACTGGGTTCTTCGATCTGGGCCTTACAGACTCGCCACAGACAATTCCTGCTCAGCTCAGGGAAGAGCGGGGCAAAAATAGTTGAGAGGTAGTTCGAGTCATAATATTCCCGTAACCTATCGAAGAGAGGCGTGAGCCCTTCGTCATCCAATTTGTGTTGATAATCTCTCATGGATGCGAAGGTTCCATAGACCTTCTGAACACGCAGACCTGCATTCTCGATGAGGAACTGCAAGCCACGGAAACTCATCTCGTTGACGTGGTTAGCCGCAGCGCCCGTAGCCTGGTCGTAGACCGGGGTGGACAGAAACGCGACACCTTCGTCTTCCAGGAGCGAAGCGATACGCTTCAGCATGTCAAACGAGTGTGACGGCTCCACGTGTTCGAGGACCTCGAAGCAGGTAATGACGCGGAACGTAGAACCCTTGTCATCCCACATGCAGACGTCCCTTTGAGGAACCAGTTCGTACGGGAAGCGGCCAAGATTGAACGGCGGTTCGAGCTTGTTGATATCGACGCCCGTATACGAGCCGGTCTTGGGGATCAGGCGGCTGGAGTACAGGAGACGTAACAAAGGGAGATCACGGCCACAGCCGATGTCCAGAATGTCAGCGGTCTCATACAGTCGTCCTTTGGTCAGGAACCGTGCAACGTGGGACCAGCGCAGGCAGTGCGCAATGTAGTCGCGATGAATGAAACCACGCCGTTCAGCGAGGTCGATAGACAGATGGGTGTTGTCCATAGCTTTGCCACGAGCATTCGCCATATGTTCCTCCATGTAAAGATGTTTGTCAATCAGAGTATTTTAAAGGCCCGATCGGGCCTGAGGGGTCCCCACTGCTAGAGAGGGAGGTAACTAGCAGTGGGGGTGTTGCGCCGCGGCCGGGAGGTCAGGCGGCAGCAGCGGAACTCTGAGCCAGAACGCCGGCGTTGACCAGGTCCTTCTGGTAATAACCGATGATACGCTCAACGGGCTGCTTCGTCTTGAAGGCTTCGTCGGCGAGCAGGGCTTTGCCGAGGTCACCCTTGCTGATGCCGTTGGCACCGGCGTTCTGGACGTGCTTGATGATCAGCATCGCCTGCGGGGCGAACTTCTGACCTTCAGCCGGCTCCTTGACGAAGGAGTAGGTGATGTTGGACACGCGCGGCGCCTTCGGTGCCTTCGGGGCAGCTTCGCCAGCGTTTTCCGGGGTGGTGTTTTCAGTTGCAGCAGTTTTAGCCTTGGCCATGATGATTCTCCTTGTGGATGGGTACTACGTTGAATGAGATTCTATTATACATCAGCGGATGGTTTTAGTACACCCGCTAATGTATCTTCCCGCAAACTATCGCTAAGCAACCAGGAGGATGTCGCGATCGTTAGCAGCAGCGACAGCCAGTTCCAAAGCTTGTTCTTTCAGTTTAGCCTTGGTACCGAACCACGCAGCCATGAGGGCGGTGTCACGCTCACGACCGGATTGGTGATCAACCCAGTACGTCAACGAGTTCAGCGCGCCCCACCAGGTACCTTTGGACGATTCCATCTGTCCGCCGGGCTGGCTGTTGAGGACTGCGGCCACCTGGTATGCGTTGCGATTCAGATCAGCGATGGTCAGCTCGTCTTCCTTGCCGAGTTGCTTGAAGTCGGCCGGTGCGAACAACTTCATCAAGAACCGATAGTATGCTTGTGCATCGCACTTGGTGGTGGACATGATCTCAGCCTGCCGATGGAAGATCCCCAGCTTATCACGGGCGATTCCAAGGGCTTCCTCGGCGGTCTTCATCATCTCGGTACCGAACTCATAACGATGCGGCATACGGAACGATTCACCACCAGAGTTCATGGCCATTGTCAGCGTGTTCTGGCACACCACGCGAATCGGGGTGAACTTGACCACCAGCGACTTGCCCCAGATGTGCGGAGACGAGAGCAGCAGATAACCGTCCACCTTGTCCTCCTTGAACAGGGAGAACGTATCACTGATCTTGGCGAGAGCCCAGACCTGTTTGCCGCCGTCCAGTGCTCCAGCAGTCTCTAACTGCATATGGCCAGCCTCGGTCCAACGACGGAAGAACTCAAGCGCTTGCTTGTTCTGCGTGGGCACATACTCCCGGCCGCAGATCCCCAGGTTCTTGTTGTCCGAGTCCCGGACCAACGCATAATAGCCGTCGACTGGGCAGGACTTGCCTTCATCCGTAGCGTAGGACATGGGTTTCTTCTGAACCTTCCAGTCGAGGCCTGATGCTACCAGCATCGTATCAACGTCGACGGAGGGATCAACCTGTTGCCCCAGACCATGCCAGGGGACTTGATTGGCGTAAGCCATTGTTTCGATGTTTGCGGGCATATGTTTCTCCTGTTAGTGGAACAGTTTCCAAAGGACTGCGAACAGTCCCAGTGTAGTGAACACAACTACTGGTACGAGGACCATTAGGCCGAGAGCCTTCCAGTCCTCATTTGTCATGGTGGAACCGCAGGAAGCCACCACTGATCAGCTTGCCACGATAGTACTGGAAGATGCGCCACGGATCTTGGCGAGTGTACAGCTGCTCGCGCCGAAGCGTGATGTAACCTTGCAGTTCTTCCTCTGTAAAGATGTGGCTGCGGCCTTCTGGCCGTTCTGGCAGCTTCGTCAGATCGTGCAGAAGATCAATCAACGCACACGCTTGCGGTGGCAGTCGGTTGTAGACAGCGGCGTGACCTTCGCATTCTGGGTCAAACACAAAGCGATAGCACACCTTCTTCTTATAGCGCTTGGGCCGCGGACCTCGCACCTTGCGTGCAGCCCGCTCGTTTGCAGCCATCTCCTCGTATTTGGCGAGGGGATCGTACGCCTGCATCTGCAGCTTCGCCCACAGTTCAGCCGTGGATTTGCATGCGAACTGTCGACCGAGTTCCATCGTACGCTTCGCTCCGAGCTTGAAGCCCAGATCATCTGGCGTCAGATAGATGCGATGGTGTTCGCGGGGTGGAACCACTTGCCTAGCCAGCTCCAGTGTGTCGAACCGCAGCCACTTATCGTGGACATAAGCAACCACGTGAGTGTGCACTGCGATATCTGCTTGGTTCGCAGAGGTTGGTGGTGGCCGTTCAGCCAGCACTTCTTTAGCGAACTTTCCGATATTGACCATGTTGACCTCCGTTTCGAATGGTACAAGGACCATTATACCTCAGATAGAGGCAAATGTATATCCCGTTGGAGACTATTTTTTGCGGGGCACGCGAACACGACGCGTTGCATCTGTGGGACTGATCGTCTTGTAGACGCACACGATGTGGTCGCTATTCAGCTCAGCAACAACTACCTTTGGAGAGTCGGGGCACGTTACGGAGGCCTTGCTGAACCCCTTATTGTAGCCCGCTTCCCAAAGGTTGATGGAAGCGAGGGTGACCAGGCCTAACAGGCACGTGATCCCCACTGCGCGGTCCCCGCTCATTCGATCGAGATCCACGTTGCGCAGGTACGGAGCAGCTGATCGTAGTCCCCGCTCGTTGCTTCTTTGTAAAACCGATCGATCTCTGCCTCCGGCACTTTCGCCTTACGCAGAGCACGCTTGACCGCGCCGAGGATAGAGAATGCGTTACCATCCTCACCTATCAGCTTTACGCTGATATCAGGGTATTTGATTTCTGACATGTTGACCTCCATTTAGAAACCGTTGTCCGGTCGACCCATGTAACGCTGATAGAGCTGTGCGGTCAGCATCCCACCGTTCGCTTCGACCACGTGTGGGTCGTCCGTGCTGATGTGCGCATCGTCGAATGCGTCAAAATAGTTCAACGCCATCTGCTGCGCACTCTCCAGGGATTCAGTAACCCCCAGCACATGCCACGACGGATCATCATCTACACCGTCGACCACTGCTACATAAACATACACCAACTCTTTATCTGGCATATTGACCTCCATTTAGTAAGCTACAATATGGACCATCTTTGGGATGATCCATACCCGTAGAACCAAACATCCGTGGAAACAAGCGGACCAGCCCCGAAGGACTGGTCCTACCTGCCATTATTCTGCCACCACCTCGACGAGGCCCTCGCTGATCATGCGAGCCTTGTAGAAGGCAATGATCCGCTCGACAGGCTGGTTGGTCTTGAACCCGTCGAACACGGCAAGCCTCTCAGCCCACGTCTTCATGTCGACCTTGTCCATGCCATCAGCTGCGAGGACAGCTTGCTGCATTTGCAGCGGCGTTTTGGCACCAAAGGTGGTGCTGACCACACGCCAGTGCTTGAACTGACGCTTGCTCGGTGCCTTGGCGAACAGAGCTTTGACCTCTGCCACGGTGGCGTCACTCAGTTCCACGCCCACAATTGCTGACAGGCGGGCATTCAGGGATTCATTGATGTTGATGGTCTCAACAGGTGCAGCGGTGTTTTTGGCTTTGGCCATGATGGATCTCCTTACGAACCCGGTCAATCTCGACCGTGATTCTATTATAGTACATGTGAGGGCAAATGTACAACATTTTTTAATCTTTTTTGCATATATGATGCATGTAGTAGTTGATAATCATTATCATCTGTGCGTGTATTAGAGTTCTCGTATATTCGGCTTTCCATATATTATCAACCGCTAATGCAACAAGAACCTTGTCATGTGAAGCCCAATACCCTGTATCGATAATCATTATCATTGGCGCTTGGATCCCACTTGATGGTGCTGTGTTTCACGATGTGGCATGCGAGGTCCATCTCACGATGTGGCATGTGCCACCACCATGTGAAGCGGCCCTCCGCTTCCCGGCCCCCGGTCCTCCCACTTTGACTCCCCTCTCGAATTGCTCTTTCCACGCCCCGGGGTATAAACCGCTTATAGTACCGAGTATGGAGCCAACCCAGTGGACCTGTCGGGAATCCTAGTAGCTTGAATAAAGATTCTAACCCTACTGATATAGCGTATCAAAGGGATTATCGCCAACTGAGTATCGATTTCAACAGAGCAGTTATTGGAGTTATTGGACTGTTATTGGGGTTGATATCTAAAAAAAACTCTTTATAATCAATAACTTAGGTTAGGGTTATTGGACGTATTATATATAGAGATCAAATTGAAATTTTTTTTATTCAATTACCAAGGTCCAATAGTCCAATAGTCCAATAACCGCTATCAAAAAGGATAATAAAATCAAAGACTTAGGGTGTTATTGGACGTTTATTGGATGTGAAATTATCGTTTACCCTAACACCAGATTTCAAGGGATTCGTATAAACCTCGCGGAATCATATTGATTTTGCATTAAAGCACCTTTGTAGCCTATATAAGGGGGACAAAACCTTGTAAGATTGTATATTATCCCGTTTACATTAAGGGAGAGTCGAGGTACTATGATACCTATGTCACGGATCAATCCCCTTGGAGCGCACTCGCCGCTCATTAACCACGACATCCTCCGAACGCTGGAAGAGGAGGGGGCAGACCCTATTCGCTTGCTGGCTCAAGCGGTCAATGGTGATCTAACCGCGGACCCAGTACTGAGAATCGCTGCGGCTAAAGAGTTGGCCCAGTACATTCATCCGAAGAAAAAGGCTTTGGATCTGAGAGCCTCTGGAAAGCTGGCCGTCACCTACAATGTGGTGAACTTCAGCGAGGTGATGCCGGACCAAGCAAAACAACTCGCGGAGCAAACGCAGGCACTACTGGACAACCGTCCGAGAACCAAGGCGGAAGTGCGGCAGGCCGTCAGGGCCACCCCTGTGAACTCAGCCGTTCTTATCGAGGCGATGCGTAGTGACGTGGAGCGCCTGGTAGTGGACGAAACAGGGATAGCCTCTGATGAATGACCTGGTCCCACAGGATGTTGATCTCGTAACGGTCCCCGTGAATTGGAGACCGCGCCCCTATCAGATGGACCTTTGGTCATTCATGGAGAACGGGGGTAAGCGAGCCGTGGCCGTCTGGCATCGACGCGCTGGCAAGGACTCGACGGCTCTGAACTGGACTGTGGTATCCGCGTTCAAGCGTCCTGGGATCTACTGGCATCTATTGCCTACGTACAACCAGGGGCGCAAGATCGTTTGGGATGGCCGAACCAAGGAAGGTGTAGCATTTCGGGACGCGTGGCCGAAGCAGGCTATCAAGTCAGAGAACAACACTGAGATGAAGTTGGAGCTCGAGAATGGGTCCATCTGGCAAGTGGTGGGTACTGACAATGTGGATCGCCTGGTCGGCGCAAATCCTGTTGGATGCGTTTTTTCCGAATATTCCCTTCAGGATCCTCGCGCATGGGATTATGTACGCCCAATTCTAGCGGAGAACGGTGGATGGGCCATGTTCATCTACACTCCGCGGGGGCGCAACCACGGTTATGAAATCGCGGAGATGGCGAAGAGGAACCCCAAGTGGTTCTCGCAGACCCTTTCAGTCGAAGATACCAAGGTCCTATCTGATGAGGTGATTCAGGAGGAACGGGATGCTGGTATGCCTGAAGAGATGGTCCAGCAGGAGTACTTCTGTTCGTTTGACTCTGGCCTTGTGGGTTCGTACTACGGTACTCAGATGGCACGAGCTTTGGAAGAGGGTCGTATCACCGCGGTCCCTTACGAGCCGCGACTCGATGTGGTTACAGTGTGGGACCTCGGTGTTGGGGACTCCACGGCAATTTGGTTCTACCAAATACACGGATTTGAGATTCGCGTTATCGATTACTACGAGAACAGTGGCGAAGGACTCCCGCACTATATACAAGTTCTCCGCGACAAAGACTACCTGTACGGCACCCACTACGCCCCTCATGACATCGAGGTCAGGGACTTCACTACAGGCAAATCGCGGAAAGACACGGCCGCAGGCCTGGGCATCAAGTTCCGCGTTGTCCCGAAATTGCCAATAGAGGATGGTATTGACGCCGTCCGCAACCTGATTCGCAAGTGTTACTTCGATGAGCAGCGGTGTGTCCGCGGTATCGAAGCCTTGCGCCAGTATAAAAAGTCTTGGAACGACAAGATGCGCTGTTACAATAACCAGCCGGATCACGACTGGACTTCCCACGCTGCAGACGCCTTCCGATATCTCGCGATTTCCCTGAGGGAGAAGAAGGTTGATACAAGTCGCCTACCACGTGTGGCTGACTCCAGCTACGATATATTTGGAGGATAACATGGCATCACTATTCGGAGGGGGTAAGACCCCGAAGGCAGAACCTTATGTACCGCCACCGGATCCGGAGATCGCGAAGAAGGCTATCGCGGAGGCTACCGAGCGGGAACGTGCAGCACAACGCGCAAAGTCTGGACGCGCGGCATCCATGTCTAACGAAGGTATCGGAGACCCTTTGGTCGCTGAAACCGCGAAAACAATTTTAGGAGGTTGATATGTCTAAAGCAATCAAGGGACCGAAGAAATCAGGGCCTGATCCGGCTATCGCAGCGCAGGCCGCAGCTAATGCAAAGGCCGCCGCTGCGAAGAAACTCGCCGATGAGCAGCAGGCTGAAGCTCTTCGCAAGGCGAAAGCCAGTCAAGGGCGTTCTTCGCTGGGTAATCCTGGTGGCGACGATACCGCGGCTAGAGTTGGTAAGACGACCCTAGGGGCCTAACATGTCTGAAAATCAAGCCATAGTCCTGGAGCGTCGGTTCGAAGAGCTCAGTCAGGTAAAGGGCACTTGGAACGCTTCGTGGCAGAACGTGGTTGATTACGTCCTGCCCAAGCGGCAAGCCTTTACGGGGCCGCGTTCTGATGGGCAGACCGTTACAGACAAGATCTTCGATTCAACGGCCCCCTGGGCCCTGGATCAACTGGCCGCGGGTCTTCACTCGTACCTCACCAGTCCGACGCAACGGTGGTTCCGTCTTCGTCTGACGGACTACGCTGAGGAGGAGATGGAAGAGGATGAGGAGATCGAACGTTGGTTGGAGATTGTTACCAACACGATGTACGGGATCTTCAACTCCCAGAAGACGAACTTCGCTCCGCAAGCTCATGAGCTCTACCAAGATCTCGGGGGTTTCGGCACTGGTGTCTTCTATGTGGAAGAAGATTATGCGCAGGCTCCCGTGCGATTTAGCACCTTCCACCTCGCGGAGTGCGTGTTCGAAGAGAACGCCTATGGGGTGGTTGATACCCTCTACCGCAAGTTCAAGATGTCTCACAGACAAGCCTATCAGCGGTTTGGGGATAGGCTTCCGTCTAAGTATATCGAACTCGCCGAGAAGAAACCTGCGGACAAGGCCGAGATTCTCCACGTAGTAAAGCCGCGCGAGGAATGGGACCCCCGAGGTATGAGCGCGAAGAATATGCCCTTCGCTTCGTGGTGGGTCCTGTGTGAGGCCAAACTGGTGGTGCAGGAGAGCGGCTTCCGTGAGTTCCCGTTCATGGTACCTCGTTGGTCGAAACTGACTGGCGAGACCTATGGTCGTGGGCCTGCTATGCTTGCCATGCCCGACATCAAGATGGTTAACGCCATGGCGAAGACCGTTCTGGTCGCTGCTCAGAAGGTTGTTGACCCACCCCTGATGCTTCCGGATGAGGGGTTCCTTCTACCTATTCGCACAAGCCCGGGCGGACTGAACTTCTACAATTCCACCCTTGGACCCGATCAGCGGATCTTCCCGCTGGAAACTAAGGGCCGTGTGGATATTGGTCAGCAGCTCATCGACTCCCGCCGCCAGCACATCACCCGGTCGTTCTACCTCGATTGGATGCAGCTGAACGAAGGCCCGCAGATGACGGCGACTGAGGTGGTTCAACGAACTGAAGAGCGTATGCGCCTCATGGCTCCGGCTATCTCGCGCCTGCAGTCTGAGTTCTTGGATCCACTGATCGAGCGCGTGTACGCCATCTGCCTTCGCAAGCAGCTTTTCCCGCCTGCTCCCCAGTCGATTCAAGGTCAAGACCTTAGGGTGGAGTACGTTTCTCCTGTCGCCAAAGCACAGAGGATGACGCAAGTGGTCGGGTTCCAAAGACTCCTTGAGTCCCTTGGTCAAATTGCCCAAGCGAAACCTGAGGTATTCGATCGAATCGACGCGGATGGAACGGTGGACTTCTTGGCTGATGCCTATGATGTCAGCTACCAGACTCTGACGCCGATGGAGCAGGTAAAACAGATCCGTGATGATCGTGCATCTAAGCAAGATCAAGCGGGCGAAAGCGAGGGTATGAACCAGGATTCTGGTACAGCCCTCAATATGGCCAAGGCTTTA